GCAAGGGTATCAACAGTTACCGATTCGAGAAGGTTGGTGATGATAACATGCGTTTAGTTTACAAGTGCCATAATCAGCCTACGATCAAGGAGAGTTGCACAGACGCTGACATTTTCAGTCATGGAGTCGCGAACGGTACCAGCGCGGATGTTTTCGAATCCCTTGACCACATCGAGGCGAAATGTAACGGCAGGTCGATGACGAAACTCGAGGCGTACGACAAGGAAGACGGCACGATGTGGCTTAAAGGTCGATGCTGCGCACTCGAAGACCAGGCGTAGACTTGTACCCCCGCCGATGTCCGAGCAGTTCGGCATTCTCGCGTTCAAGGTTCTCCAGCCTTCGAAACAGCCAAGCATTCTGCCCTCTCAGGGCTTCATACTCCAGACGGAGCACATCCAACTCAGACGGTTGCGCGACAACCTTGTGAATTGGCTGATCTTCTCGTCCTTCGGTCCCGACGCGCTTCGTCGAACGGGTCGCGACGCCCATGATTTCAAGCACGCGCGTCGCTGAATGAGGGGGTGCCCACCAGGGGGAGACGTTAAAATTTTAATTTTGCGCGTCCGATCCGAAAAAAAAATCTTTGCTATAAGTACAACAACTACAACCATGGCTGGTGGTCTCATGCAATTGGTGGCTTACGGCGCTCAAGACGTTTTCCTCACTTCGTCCCCGAAAGTGACTTTCTTCCAAGCGGTGTACAAGCGCCACACGAACTTCGCGATGGAAACCATCCAACAGACCGTCAACGGCAGCCCGTCCGCGTCCTCCCGCGTGTCTGTCACGGTTGCGCGCAACGCCGATTTGCTCGCCGACATGTTCGTCGAACTCAAGGCGAAGGGCTCCGGTCTCTCCACGGACACCGAAGGCAACTCTGCGTGCTGGTTGGCGGAACGTGCCATCTCGTCCTGTGAATTGTCGGTCGGTGGTCAGAAGGTGGACAAGCACTACCAAAAGTGGTGGCGTTTGTACTCCGAGCTTTACTTGGACGAGTCCAAGAAGGCGAACTGGGCGAAGATGACCACGGGTTACCACAACTCCACGGTTTACTTGCCGCTCATTTTCTTCTTCAACCGCAACCCGGGTTTGGCGTTGCCGTTGATCGCCCTTCAGTACCACGAAATCCGCCTCGACTTCGACCTCTCGTCCGAATTCGACACCTACACGGATGGCTCCACGTTCAAGGTCTGGGGTAACTACATCTTCCTCGACACCGAAGAGCGCCGTCGCTTCTCCCAAAAGGCGCACGAATACCTCATCGAACAAGTTCAACACACTGGCACGGACACCGTCGATGCCGGTGCCACCAAGCAAGTGCGCTTGTCGTTGAACCACCCGGTCAAGGAATTGATCTGGTGCTTCGGCTCCTCCTCCCCGGCGGGTCGCGGCTTGTGGAACTTTGCGTCCAACGTCGCCGCGACGGACGTCATCCTCGAGTCCAACCCGACCGCGCTCGCGGACTCCAACTGCTTCGTGCCGATCACCCAAGGTACGGGCGCCCCGCTCTACAAGGTTGGTACCGACGGTTCCGCCTGCCAGTGGGTTGAAGACGGTGCCGCCGGCTCCACCCGCTCGGTTGGTCCGTTGTCCATGTTCAAGTTGGTCCTCAACGGTCAAGACCGCGCCGCCGAACAACCGGGTCGCTACTTCAACCAAGTGCAACCGTTCGTGCACCACTCCGGTACCCCGTACCCGGGTGTGTACTCGTACTCCTTCGCTCTCGAACCGGAGTCGCACCAACCGACTGGTACGTGCAACTTCAGCCGCATCGACAACGCGCAAGTTGCCGTCACGCTCAAGGCGGACACGGGCAACTCCACGACGATGCACCTCTTCGCGACGAACTACAACATCCTCCGCATCCAATCCGGTATGGGTGGTCTCGCGTTCTCCAACTAAACACCTCAAAATTCACAGTTCACTTCATTTCATTTTCTGATTTCCAAAAATCATAAAATTGAAAATTCATTTTTTATCTTTGCACAAATTATAGATGGTGGCGCTGAACACGGACACCAGAGCACTCGCAAAGAAATACGGCGTGCGTCTGACGAAGAACGTGAATGGCAAACGCGAAAAAAGAACGTCCGCCGAGATTCGCATCGAGGTCGCGAAAAAGGTGGGCGGTGCGAACGCGCGAAAGATTACGATATCGGCGAATCGCGCGGTGTCCCAGCGCAACAATTACAAGGACGAGAACGCCCTGAACAACGCGTTCTTTAACGCGAACAACGTTCCGTTCGAACTCCGAAACAACGCGAAGAATGCGATCAATCACTCGTTCAAGACTGCGTTGATTAACGACGTGAATGCGACGCCAAAACTGAAACGATCCGCGGTGGCGTTCGCGAGTCGAGTCAAGGGGTTCATCACGTCGCGACAATTCGCCAAGGCTGTGGCCACGATGGCGAGTTTGTTTCAGGTCGTGCTGCTGTACCAGAATCCCCGCGCGGCGGACGACTTACTGAATGAGTTCAGCAAGACCCCGCTGGTGCGCGCCGTGATGCGATCTGACAGTGGCGGTCGCAGTGCGATCTTCGCCCGGTTGATGAGCGCGTTCGGTACGAGCCCGACGGAGTCTCAGTTGACGTACGAATTCTTCATGGCGACGTTACCCTCCAACGTGCACGGTCGGTCGCTTGCAGGAATCGCGCTCAATTACCTGGGCATGGTCGTGCTCAGTCTCGTGTCCATGCTTCCGTGGGAAGGCGCGTCTCGCGCGACGTCGTTCCGACTTTTGTCGTTCATCTTCGGCGTGCTCGAAAAACTGTTCCCCGAAGCGGCGCGTTTGGTGTTCAAAGTGGTCGTCGAACGCAAGAACACGTCGCAGAGTCGGGCAAGGAATTTGATGAGTGTGGTGTTGCCGTTGATTGTAAAACAATCTCTCGGGTAATATTACAAATCATGCGAGACCTCGCTTTACCAGTCGCATTCACAGTCGTCGGGGCTCTTGGCATTCTCACCATGCGTGACGCGAGCGGGACCAACATCAATTTTTTCCCAGGGCTTGAGAACAGATTTCGTGATCCCTTAATTTTGGGAATCCTGTCCCTTTTGCTGACGCGTACGTCCGCGGTGACCGAAGCGCCCAGGCGCTTGACGGCGATCATGCAAACCGTCCCAGCGAGAATCTTCTTAATCTTCACGTTGAGTTTCCTCGCCAATCCCGATATCGAAAACGCGGTCTTCCTCTCGTTCCTTTTCATGGGTCTCATTCAATTGCTTCGCACGAAGGATGAACGCGAGCGTCACCCGTACATTCTCTAGGAGACGACAATATGACTATTTCCGACGATGCCTTACTGGAATTCATGCCGTAACTCCACGAGACGTCGACGATGCGATGATCTTTATACAGTTCGCGAATGTACGGGACGTCGTTATATGTCAACACCCAATCGCGTTCGACGCGTTCGAGCGTCTCGTGCAACCCCGCGTGATCAAAGTTTTCGTGTAAGTCACCGTTTTTACCATAGAGTTTCGATTTGGACTCGAGGTAGTACGGCGGATCGACGAACACGAAACCTTTCGTACCCTTCCCGTGTGTGTTCAAAAAGGACGCGAAATCGTCCTCGTGTATCGTGACATCAGACAATTTCAACGCTCGCACGCGATCGATCGATGACTTTGTGAATCGTTTCTTGGATGACTCCTCGGAGAACCCACCGGAGAGTGTGGATCCACTGAACGAACACCGATTGATGATGAAATATTTCTTCGCGCGTTCGAGCGAATCCGGTTCGTCCATGATCGCGTCGCGCATGCGTTTGAAATCATCCTTGGTGACACCTCTCGCGTGCGCGTCTTCGAGTGCCGCACACAACCGATCCTTGTCGTGCTTGCACGTGGTCCAGAAAGTCGCTAACGGCGTAAACTTATCGTTCAGTATGAGTCGAGTGCCTCGGGTTTCGTGTAGGTAAAACTCGAACGACGCCCCACCGGTGAACGGCGAGACGACCTCGGACGTGTCGAGTCCCTCTCGATCGACGATGTCCAGTAGGGTTTTGCACGCCCGTGTCTTCCCACCTGGATATCGCAGTGGCGATTTCATTTCATGTCATGTCCACACGTCATTCCTTTAAACCATTTGGTGTTTTTTCGGGGTCGTCGAGTGTGTATGGACTTTGCGTCAACTCTCGAATGTTCACGGGTTGGAACGCACACGTGACCGAGAAACTGGTCTTCGTGTGCGTCTTCACTCGAACGCGCATGCGCTGCTTCACCTTGAATTCGGGCACACCCCAGTTGGCGGGATCTCGACCGAGGTGGTACAACCCATACCCTTCGATCTGAATGTACGCGTTGCCTTTGTTTTTATAATACTTCTGAATCGAGTCGTCGTCCACGTCGATGTATTGATCTCTGTACAGCGGGTTCGTCTCCTTGAGTTTCATGAGTTTGTGTCGGGTGAGATCGGGTGGGAGTTTCGGGATTCTAATTTTGTCGATGTGTGGAAATGTGCCGGTCCATCGCCCGTTTTGAAACGTGAGCTTCTCCTGACCCCAGTCAGGCGTCATGGCTTTCTTGATTTCGATGTCCCCGTACCGACACCGAATGTCGTTCCCCTTTCGACTGTGTCCCTCCAGAGAGCACGTGTTTTGGTTCACGTTGTCGAAACATTTGCGCTCGTAATTCCTCCCCGACCTGGATGACTCCGATCCATTCCTCGGGAAGAACGAGTGGCGAAGCGTGCTGTGTATGGAGGCGATTTCCTGTCTCAGGCTTCGTATCATGTGTTCCATACCCAAGCGCGTTACTTTAGCACGTCTTCTTTTCTACGTACTTTGTAAATGTCTAAGCAAGATCAGCGCGAAATCGAAGAAGGTGAAATTGTGGAGGATGATGACCAATCCATCGAAGACGACGAGGAAGACTTTTCGGACGACGACGACGACGACGACGTCGATGAAGAGGAGGAGATGGTGTACGACGACGACGACATGCCCGACGTCACCGACCTCCTCGGAAGCGTTTTGATGACGCCAGACGGCGACACGGTGTGCTCGGCGCTCTGTGCGATCGCTCAGGAGATGAACACTCAAAACAAAATACTGATCAAAATTTTGTCAAAGCTCTCTTAGAGGAATAAATTTATTGTGAGGTAAGTAGTCATGACGACGGCGGAGGAAGGAAAGATGCATTTCGTCGACAAGGACGCCGACCGTGAAGAGTCTGAAATGGAAACGTATTACACGAGGATTCAGACCCTTGACGCTGAAACACTTCTCAGGTATGTGTCGTGGCTCGAGCACAAGTGGTGGCTCACGCGCGACCGCGCCGACATTCACTTCGCGTGTCGACTCGGGTATGAGCAATTCTTCGACGGCGCCGAGCTTTCGCCCGCGGGGTTTCCCAGGCACGCGGTCATCACGACCGTGGACGAGAAACGGTCGCGAGAGATTCGCATACTCAAGAGCGTCGGAGCGCGGATCAAGGCTTTGGACATGGCGGAGTACAGACTCCCGGACGACGACTTGGAGGTGGGCGAGCGACACTCGCGCTTGATGAAACAGGTGAACGATGCGTTCAAGAACGTTCGACTTCACGTGATGCACGCGCAACGCATCACACAACCTCGCGAGAGTCCACTCAAGTTTGACATCGACCCAGAATATTTCGACGGCACCCCCATGCCCATGTTGGAGTCGTCCCTGAAGGAGATGTCGCCGTACCAGCGAGCCATCGTGGGGTGTTTGTCCAAACTGTACGAGAAGGGTATGCGTCGATACAAAGACAACGTGTGCGTGCAGCGAATGTCCGAGGGAAAGCCGACGCGGGCGTGGATGCCGGTGTACACGATCCAGGAATTCGTCTATCACTGCGCGTCGAAGGAGGACAATTACGAGATGTGGAAAGACTTGACGAGCAAGGGGTCGGGGTTCAAAGACGTCATCAATCACCTGTCCAACTGCGTCGATCACCAATTTCCGGAGATTCAGAAAAATCGACACGTGTTCGCGTTTAAGAACGGGCTCTTCAACGCCAAGGAGTGGCTTCCGAATAAAGGCGTGTACGGGTGTCGATTCTACCCTTACGAGTCGCGGGAATACATGGCGTTGGATCCCACGATTGTCGCGGCAAAGTTCTTCGATCAATATTTCGAGGAATACAACGTGCTCGATTGGTACACGGACGTCCCGACCCCGCACATGCAAAACATCATGGACTATCAAGGGTTCGACGAGGACGCGTGCAAGTGGCTGTACTGCATGGGTGGTCGCTTGGTATTCGACGTGAACGATTTGGATTCGTGGCAAATCATACCGTATTTGAAAGGCGTGGCTCGATCCGGAAAATCAACCTTGATCACTAAGATTTTCCGCAAGTTTTACGACTCCGAGGACGTTCGGACTCTGAGTAACAACATCGAGCGCAAGTTCGGTCTGTCGAGCATCGCCAATGGCTTCATGTTCATTAGTCCAGAAATCTCCGGCGAGCTACAACTCGAGCAAACGGAGTTCCAATCATTGGTTTCCGGTGAGGACGTGTCGTGCGCGGTGAAGAATAAGGCGCCGATGAACATGACGTGGAAGACGCCGGGTATTTTAGCGGGTAACGAGGTACCGGGGTACAGGGACAATAGTGGATCCATTCTTCGACGCTTGCTGACGTGGAGTTTTGGGAAGACGGTGAAGGACGACGTGGTGGATCCACACTTGGATCAAAAGTTGCACGACGAGTTGCCCGCGATTCTGTACAAATGCGTGTTGGCGTACATCGATTTCAGTCAGAAGTACAGTGGTAAGGACATTTGGAACGTCACCCCACCGTATTTCAAGCGCGTGCAGAAGCAAGTAGCGATGAACGTGTCGAGTTTGACAAACTATTTGGAACAACCCGAGGTCGTGTACGGCAAGGACTTGTGCGTACCACAGAAAGTGTTCGTCATGCAGTACAAGAATCACTGCACGCTAAATAATCTGGGGAACCCGAAGTTTAACCCAGATGCATACGCCGGTGCGTTTAATGCCAGAGATTTGACGGTCCAAAATATGACCATGGTATGGCAAGGCAATCATTATAAGAACGAACCCTTCATATACGGATTGACAATAGATCTACAAAATTAAAAACTTATGTAAATATAACTTATGAAAAGTAATTTGCAAAACTTCATAAAGGCGTCGGGTGTCACCGTCGTCAAAGACACCACAGCACGACCACCCCCGATACGCACGGCGACGACCACGGTGGCGAGCATGACCAACACGCGTCGTCTGAGTTTCTCCCCTCCTCGCACGCGAGTCGCGCGCGCGATGAGTGTATCACCCTCGCGCGTCGCAGTGCGCGCGTGCACGCCTTCTCCATTCAAGACTCCTCAGAAGATGGCTTCTTCCAGTGCGAGGGCTTCCGAACCGGTGTCGCCACCGCGCCCAAAGCCCGTCACCGGAAAATTATCGATCACGCCGTTCGAATACAAGTTGGTGAACATGAGTTCGAGGCACGAGGGTGCAAATCTCAAGCTGCGCGTGGCGTTAGTCAAGAAGCCCAAACTCTCGTTTGAACCGATCGTGCATGGGAAGAGGCGCTACCGCGTGCGATTACAGACGACGTACGCGATGCGTGGCGTTCAAGCGCTCGCGAAACACGACGCCGGAATCGCGAAGATCGCCGGGGACGCGAGCGAAGAAGAGATCTCGAACATTCGATTCCGCGTCGAACTCGTGGACGAAAAGTCGAGAACGTACGCCGTGGACGTGTACGCCTACAAGACGGGTTCGGTGAGGGTGACCGCCGCGGTGCCGAAAGACGACGTCCACGTGCTCTCGAAGGTCAGAGATTGGGTGGTGTACAATTACCTCCCGAGACGAAAGGTGCTCCTGTCTCGTTTGGAACTCAGGAGCGTGAATGCGCAGTGGAGACACAACGGCACCTTCGCACCGTCCGTCGCGCTTAGATATCTTCACAACACCCAAAAGAATGCGTTGAGTTACGAACCGGAGATGAAACAATATTTCCTCCAGTTTAAAATCAGAGAACACACCGTGCAGTTGTACCCGGGGGGAAGCGTGACGTTGACAGGTGCGCGCTCACTCGAGGCGGTGAAGCGTGGATACGCCGCGACGAACGTCCTTCTTTACCAGATGTTCAGGGACGGTATCATTCAAACCTCGAACAAACCGTTTGCATCACCCAAGCGTCCGACGAAGCGGGCGACAGTCGTCAACGCCCTTCCCGTGTCATGGGTCGGTTCCAGTCTTCACGTCGGATCGAAAAAGTGTACGTCGAAGCTCGTGAAGAAGGCAGAGCTCGTGGCGGTGGCGAAGAGCTTGGGAATCATGCACGAGAAGATGAAGAAGGGTGAGTTGTGCGCGGCGATCGAACGCGCGTTCCCGAAGAACGGTTCTCGATCACCGTCGAGGAACAGTCGGGTACCGGCGCGACCAGATCTCACCAAGGAGGGTATACGAAACGATTTGATCTCCATGTTCGGCAAGACCTGGATGAATTCCTTCGGTAAACGTGCGCGCAAGGATTTGCCGACGGATGTGAAAAATGTCATGAAGGCGTTGTCTATGATGAAGGGTGATCACCTCAACGTGTTCGGACAACCGAAAAAGACGATCGCGGACGCGCTCAAGAAATATTTAGTCAACATCTTGAAAGATGCCAGACGTGAGAGGTACACACAGGAGACTCTGTACGAGTCGATTGTGGGCGTGCCTTGATTCACTTCATGAGTGCGAAGGCGGCGAGTAAGAGCATGCAACAGCAGATGAAAACTCCACCGAAAATCAAATACATATCTCCTTTTTCTTGTTTAGGTGCCACCGCATCATCGTTCTTTTTTTGCCTATCTTCCTTTACCTGACTATCGCCACCGTCTTCCCCAACATTTTGTTTGTTATTACAATTCACCTCAATACCCGAATCGACTAGGTGACCTGCAACCTTCACATCCTGAACACACACCTGCAAATTGAGGGTACAATTATCCATGGCACCACCCGGAACGTATCGATCCGGGTCGTCACAAATTTTCGCTCGGCAATGTTTGCGTTCTCCGAGTTGACGACGGACACCGCCAGACAAAGATTCGCTTGGGATGTCTCCAATCAAATCTTCGTGCGCGGCATTGACGAGATCGCACCCGGCGTATTCGCTGGCATCGCTCAAGTCGCATTTACCTTTTTTAGCATGAATGCATCCGCACCAATCATCTGATTTTCCGTCACCCGAAGAACAATACGATTGCACCAGCTCTTTGTGTGCCGTTGTACCTAAATTAGCCTCAGTGCACACCGCGTCACTTTTAATTTTGTGTCCTGCACCACAATATTGCTTCATCAGGGTTTTACCGGAGTCGTATGCGCTACACGTTGTGTCACCGCCGATATTTTTGAAGACATTCTTGTCCAGTTTACAAAACGCCTCTCTGAGTTGTAAGTATCCTTTTCCATCCGGTTTTGCACGGTAAAGTGCACGCACATTCTCATCATTTCCGTCGTCATAAAAGCAAGACTTTTGCTGTCCATTTCCAGTTTTTCCTATCTCACGCGTAGCGTTCACACAATTAAAAGCTCTAGAGACTTTGATTTCAATTTCACCTTCGTCAGCATCCCGCCCTGACATCACCGTACTGTATTGTAGTGGATATTTTTTTAGGACGTATATCATGTTCAAACACATACGACCGGAAATCATCACCCGATTAAAAGAACTCGAATTTCGTGGGCGATCGCTCGTCGTCGACGAAAATCCAACCGTGTGGCAAGAGTCCACACACGACAAACTCGTGGAATGTCTCATCGAGGTGGCGTGTGATTACATCGAGTGGGGCAGACACAGGCGAGACGGAAAGGTCATGTCGAGATTGGAGCGACGATACATGTTCACGCCAGACTTTTACGCGTGCGAGGACCCGCGCGCGTGGTTGGAGGCACACAGAACATCGGATGAGCATGAACTCATACTGTACGTATTGGAACATTATAAGTTTATGGAATCCCACGTGCATGCGGATAAAATCACCTTCATCCTCTGCGCGCTGACACGCGATCGGCGATTCAATTTTTCATAGGCTCTGCGATGCGGTTGAGAATGGTAGTGTGGAATCCCCAGTCGTATTCGGGGAACTCTTCCTTGATCATCTGCGACACCGCGAGGGCGCGAGACAGTTGGGAGACCTTTGTAACGTTACTCTCCATCTCGAGACGGCGAAATTCCGTGTCGAGTTGCTTGAAACGACGAATGCGTTCGGGTGCGATTCGGTCGTGTTGCATCGCCTGTTCCGGATTCGACGGCGCTTGGTCTTTGTTCTCGAGGGCGAGGAACAGTGCGATGGCGATGAATATCAGAACCAGCATGTATGTACTATTGACAAAGTTATTTTTTTTGAATCACGTACAAGTGCGTGTCCGTGTTGTCGTCCTCGATGAAGAAGGTGGTGGCGACGTGCTCGTTCTGTCGCAACATGAAGTCGATGATTTTCCAGTTTTCCAATATGCACACGTCCTCGACCACGATCGTGCCACCCGGACGAACGCGTGAAAACGTCGAGAGCACGGAGTTGGCGTCGGCGGTGATTTGGTGTAAGCCATCGATGACGACGAAATCGAATTCCTGCCCGGGGAAGATGGCGTCCACGGTCGATCGCTGTAACTGGTCGACCCATTGGGTCTTGATGCGATCCTCTTCGAACAAAATATCCTTGTCGATTTCCACCCCGAACACCCGACTGCCTTTCACGAAATCTCTGAACGCGCGGAGCGACGACCCGGGCGAGGAGTCAAAATTCGCGTCTTGTTTGTAAAAGTACATGGTGGACGCGAACGCGGGATTCTTCGTGCCCAATCCAAATTCCAAGATGTCGATGTCGGACTTGTCCCCGAGTGCTTGAGCGTAGAATTTGTAATACTTGTGTATGAATTTGTCGGATCCATGTTTTTCAAACAATTCCCGAATGTCTTCCTCGCGATCACTCGTGAACTCATTGATGTGACGCATGGTCGGTTGATAGTTTGCAAGGTGCAGACATTCGAGGAAGTTGTCGACGATGTTGGACGCGCCTTCGACCCAAAACGAGGCGTGATCTTTCGCACCCGTGGATCGAAAATATTTACCGAGACCTTGGAGGGAAATGTGTTCGGGGTACATGGCTGGCGCTTGAATTACACTATTGCAAAATCTTTAAGAGATCATTCACCTTCCAGACGTGATTGTAAAACTGCTCCACGCAGTGCACGCTCGACGGATGGATGATCTCTAATTCTACTTGATAACTAATGTCTTCCTCGGCGTCTGGGTCCGAGGCATCACCCCGAGACATCGTCATGTCGATGGACAACCCCTTGCGAACGAACGACACGCGCTGTTTAATCTTCTTACGATTCATCTCGTATTGCCCAGTGACCGGGGTTTCCGTGCTGATGGCGAATCGAACGTCAAGCGGCGCTCCCGCGCACGTGAAATCTTCTTTGAGAACTGCGACTTTCTGGACCATGTCCTGTCGCCCTGTTTCGCCGTCTACGCTGATTCTGACCGCGTACTCGTCGTTATAGTACACGTCCACCGTGGACGCGACGTGGGATTCCCACCCGTCGTACTGTCGAAGACTGTCCATGAGACGATTGAACGTCTCCGCCCCGACGTTCGTGTCGAAAAACGTGCCGTTCTTGCGTCCAAGTCGTATTTCGACCTCGGTGTTTGCGATGTCTTTATACTGATCAAACCTCGCGTGCATGGCATCGACGATAGCTTGGACGTCCATTTTCTGTTGTGATTCCATGTCACGTGGTGTTTAAGTATATCATCAGGTAATGACCGTCCATTGAGGGTGTGTTTGATTTTCGCGTCGAGTCGTCGTCGACGAATGACCACTCGTCGTTTGAGTCTCGAACCATCGCGACGTAGTGTCCACCCCACTGCACGCCCCCGTGTATGGCGGATGCGACGAGCGTGTACGTGAGTCCGCCGACGTGTATGGTACACACGGGTTTCACCGTACTCTTTTTATCGAACGACACGACGAATATCTTTGGCATTTGTTTGAACACTGAGCGCGTGGATGCGACGCGGTGTCCGTCGTAATCGTCGAGGATCGTCCACTCGACCGTCTTCGCGAGCATCTTCTTCATGTCCTTCGAACCATCGTCACTGAGTATGTGCACGCCAAAGGTTTCGTCTTGATCCGATCGTCCACCCGGCCAGATGGTCTCTTGTTTCTTCACGCCGTAGAACCAGTGTTTGATGCTCGGGACGCTTCGTTCGATGATGTCTATGACGCACAGCACCGCCTCTTGCGCGTCGTGTTGTCGTCCGGCGTCGAACCTTGGGAACTTTTCACGAAACGACTGAAGAAGTGGTTCGACGTTCAGGGCGTACGTTTCGCCGTCATCGCTCCAGTAGCCGCGAACGAACTTGGCGTAGAGCGAGGTGAACGCGCAATCGCCGTCGTATCCGAGTCGTAAGAAGTGATCGGTCAGCGGTGCCGCGTGCAACAGACATTGGAGTGAGGTGTTAAACCAACACGTGTTGCCGGTGTTCAACAAGCCGCGGGTCATCTTACAACATAGATCTAGCTAACTCTTTAAAGTCCTCGAGTTGTAGATTCTCTTTTATGTTCACGAGCGTGCGATAGTACGTCCGTCGATTGTTTGGAAAATTTTTGTCAGTCCGTTCGAATTGTGGAATCCACGCGTCCCGCGAGGCGTCGTATGCGCACTCAACCACCATGCCACTCTTGAACCACGGCTCGTTGACGGGTGTGTCCAGCTCGTACACGGGTTTGCCCCTGTCCTGCAAATACATTCGCCAAGTCGTTCGCGTGTGATCCCACTCGAGTTTAAAATCGATCGTGTTCTTTTCTAGATTTTTGTATTTGAACATCGTCTCGTGGGTGCCCATCTTGACCATGTCCTTGACGGGTATGAATATCACGCCGTCCACCTTGACGTCCGATGCGATCGAGGGTAGGTATTCGTCGACGAAGCGATCGAAATCTGCGAACACGTGAAACTGTTTGAGTCGAAGCTTGTACGGGTCGCTCTTCATGCATATGACCCGGTTCATGAACGCTTCCAACCGTTCGAGTCTGGACAGAAAGTCTAGGTGTCCACACGGTACGCCGTCCATGTGAATCGCA